GATGGGGGATGAAAATAGGGAATCCTAATCGTAGTTCAGGTCGCATGGGAATGGTAACATGGTAGGTTTTAGCATTTCTGTTAACTTTGGAAAGCTCCATAGCAGCAAAAGCAAAAAGAGCGGAGTTATTTTCATTGCCTAAAAGAGAGATGATTTTTGGGGCTTCATCTCTAACTCCATATTTTCTGAGTAGATTGACATCTACAAAACTAACAATATTGGCGCATGGGCCTATGTCAATCTGGTATCCAGATGGGTAGAAGCTACCTCTAACTGTCATCCTAGTTCTTTTTATCCCGGCCTCATCCTCTGAATAGTTTTCTCCTAAAACTTCAGAGAGATTGATGATATAGGGGTTAGTAGTATCCGTCAAATTTTCATCTTTAAGTTTGCTAGTGTCACCTATGACTGTGCAATCTAAATTATAACTAGGGGGTTTTACAATTATGGAACCATCTAAATCCTGGTAGCCCTCATAGCCCATAGTTTCAATAATTTGTTTAAACCTCTCTAATCTGGAAGTGATACCAGAGGAGTCCACAATATTTAGAGACCCGATGGACATTTCTGGGGTATGCTTGTTTATACTGCTAGTCAGTAACAGATTTTCCTGGGCAGCTACCGACCTGTTTCCCCTAATATATTTACCAGTAATATCTCCTCCATCGGCCAAAACATCGGGAGGAACGGCTGTCACTGGTTTTGCATATCCAAAAATATGAATGTATTTCTTCAGTCCATCTAAGATATTCTGCCAATTAGATAGAAAATCCTGCTTTACCCCATAGGTTTTAAGGGATTCGTAATAAGTGGTTCTTCTAAACCCACTAAAATCAAGGGCTCTATAGAAAACATTTGCAAGCATTTCATATGGGTTTAAATATGAATCTATGGTTTTTGTAGCTCGTTGACCCGCAGATGAAAAACTCAAAAAAGCAGGGCTTAAATCAAGCTGCATGATCTCTATCCATCTCATCAGTCCAACAATAGAAATGGTTACCTCTAACGAGGTATTAGTCTCGTTATAGTCCACGGCTTTTATCATACTATTAAATACTCTTCTATATTTTGAATTCCCATCTTGAGAAAAGAAATAGGACTTTGCATATATTTTTACTTCACTCATGGGTTGGAGCATAAAACCGCCCCCAGGTGTCAAGAACAAATATTTGGAGCCATTTGGTATGGATAAATTAACTGTTCCTGATGGCATGAGGTTGTCAACCCCATAATTACATGAAATGGCTGTTACATAGTCGTTAAAGTTCACCACATAGGGGGAAGAGTCTCCTTTTAGATATTCGTTGGTGAAAAATGGGAGACCATTAATATAGACCACCATATCAGGGGCGGTTTTGATAACCTCCCTTTCTTGCATAGACTGAATGATATTCCTTATTTTAGCCAAGAGGGGTGCCTCCTAAAATAGAACTTGCAGAGGGGCTAAGAGCCCCCGTAACTCCAGTTGTAGAAGTAGGGATGTCAAGTATTTCGGATGCATGACCACGATAAACACTATTTGGCAAAGGACTTCTCCAAGGAGAATTAGAGGTATAGCTCTCCTTCCAAGCCAGGAAGCCCAAGTCAAATTTATTAAAAAATGGGGTGTCTGCGGTGCTTGAAAAAGACATACTGGTGAACATCCCGTTCCATATGAAATTTCCAACTCGTATCTCGACATCTCTGTGACTTTTTATCCTCTTTCTTGTGATATCTTGAGCCATGGGACCTGGAGCTAGCTCCTCCCCTTCAAAGGTGTAACCATTATTTTCAAACACATTTAGCAATTCCATGGAGTTTCTATAGCTTAACGAGTATTCTTCAAGCCCATCGGTTAGTCCATTTGACATATATTGACCCGCCGTTAGACCACTTATATGTAGGTCAATGGTGTCCTCCCCCCAAACCCCAAATTGCCAACCAGCCCTTGTCATGGCGTGGGAATCAAGGGTTTGGTGGGCAACAGATATGGTTTTAGGGTTAATGAGGAAGGTGAAAACGAATGGGTAACTATTAGTCTGCGGGATACGAATCGAGAGGTAATACTTAGTAGGTGGGGTTGAAGCGGTTAGGGATTCATAATTACTACCCCAATCCACATCAACTGGAACCAGTTTCTTTTCGGCTCTGGTGGATAGAATTCCAACTTTTTGCTGACCGAAGCCAATAATTCCATTAACCATTGAGGGTCTCCACTGGTGTTGTTGAGTTATTGGATAGATCCGTGGTGCTAGTTTTAGGGTAGTAGACATAAGAGATAGTCTTTTGGACTTGAAAAGTGAAGTCAAACTTCCATTGAAATGGGTGGTCTGCATCCATGGACCAGTTAAGGGATTTAAAGTATCCGTGGTATAGATTGCTCTTAAATCGCATAACTACATTACCCTTAACCATTACATCGTTGACTCTGGCTAATCTTGTGTAGCTTGATCCACCATATTGTGCAGACCACACAGAGTTCTGTAGCTGTAGTCTATTTTGAACCTGAGAGGCTGAGGTGTAATTCTCATTTCTATAGCGAATAACTCCGTTATTTCTAAATGTGGCTAGAAGTTCTAGAAAAGCATCTTGAGCAGCCACCCTTAATGGAGAACTATTCAAGGCTAGAAGTTGAAATTGAGATGGGTTGGTGGTGCCATAAGCAGTGTCTACAGCATCTAATATACCATTCTCATCTAGAGTCCCATCAACAGACATCAAATCTGTGACCCCAGTCCTGTTCATAAAAACTCCTGTGGACCCTGACCCTGTAATTGTATCGGGCTCCATTCCCCAAAAAGTCATATGAAACCCAGTGCGGGTATTCGTTTTGTTAATAATGTGCTTCATGCTGACAGTTATATCTGAAAGACTGCAATTGAGGCGAATAACCAGGGGGGCTGTGCCGTTATTAGTGGTGGGTAGGGGGTGTTTACTATCAAATTCTCGCAAATTAATAGTAAATGTCACGGGGCTAGCCTGGAGTAGACTGGGGTTTCCAACAATAGCCTGAGGGTCATCAAACCAAGCTAAAGTGTCAATACCCTCTGGTATTACAAGCTCCTGAGAAACCAGAGAAGCCGCATCAACCACAGGGTTATCAACAGGCATCCAAGGGACCAATTGAGCAGTCACAGTATCATCGGTAATTGGGGTATTTGGTAAAGAAGCGTTCATTTTGGAGTGAACTTTATTCAGATACTGAGGATCTCCTTTTCCACCTTTAGGGGAGGCAGCAAGGGCAGTCACAGCGGCCTGAACAGCCACATCATCAGTAGCCCCAGCATTCTTTGATGTAATAAAAGCATTAGCCCCCACAGGACCCATATTATAAGACACTATGGCAGCATTGAGGCCATTCCCGGTCTTACCATATGTGTTAATAGCAGTTTGCATCAAAGCACACGCACCCACTATTTGACCAGCAGCACTTTGATAGGCCAAACTACCCACTTGACCGGAAGCCACAAGCCCTTTCCAAGTGGCTGGAGTGATTTGAAACAGGTATTTTCCACCATTATCCTTGGCATTCGATCTAGCCATGGGGTTTACATTAGCGTTCTCTGTAAGGAGAATTCCAGTCATAACCTTTAGGTCTAGCCCATATTGAGCCGAATACAACTTAAGTAGAGAAGCTATGGTCGCCATTAACTAGATTTCCCCTTCCCTCTTGCTTTACCATGAGGAGCAACTTTGGGGCTCTCAGTTGTTGGGTCAACGGTAGAGGCGTCAACATTGTAATAGTAGTTCTTGATCATGAACTCCTTGCGCTCAGTTTCTAGTCTAGTTCTCTCATTTGTATCAGAGGGGTCTACGGCGTCAATCATTTTTTGGTAACGATCTAGAGAGGTCTTAGCTTTCTCTATTACCTTCGCTTCATCATCAGCATTTTCAAGAGCGTGACCCTTTCTCTGTGCCAACCAACTTGCGGGGTCTAATGAGAGGACCGCAGAGGTTGATCCTACAGTTTCCTTATTTTCTGCCGCTTTTTTGGCAGCGGTTTCTGAGGCGGTTAACTCTTTCCCCGCCCTATCTGTAGCATCGCCAGCGGTTTCGTGCCTTGTTTTTTTAGCAAGGATACCAGCTTCTCGGAGTTCTCTTTGGGCCTTCATGGTGTCTCTTTGACTATCCATGGTATGAGTTCCACCTGTTTTAAACTCATTCTGAAGAAACGGGAGCAATTTAACAGAACCACTAGTAAGCCCCACACCTCCCTCTTCGTGTTCTTTTATCCCATTGACTAACTCTTGAGCATCTCTTAAATTTCGTGCGTGTCTCTCTTTTTCAATTCCCTTTAAGCTGGCATACCTGGGGTCTTTTTTAGCCGCATCTATCATTTCCTGACCTGCCTTACTATTCCATCCAGTGTCTGTTAATGATTTACCTGCTTTAGCACTTTCTTCTGATTTACTACCAAAAAGAGAGTGATTAAACCAGTCTACAACTACGCCCAACATCTCAATAATTTTATCTAGCATGGCCTTAAGGGTATTTTTAATAAAGGTCAGGGGGTCTAATATTTCTTTATAGTTTGCTCTAGCCTTCTCCTCCTCTGCGGTTCGCTCTGTATCCGAGATTACTCCGGCTATTTTATTATTAAAAGTACCTTGTTTTATATTTTCCTGAAACTCAGCGTCTTTTAAAACTCCACCAGTTCCTGGGCCATATCGTTTCTCAACTTGATATTTAGCATTTGCCCTTTTTTCCTCAGGAGTGGTTTTTGATTTGTCATTTGCCATATACTCTTTAATTTTGTTATCCTTAAAGGTCCCAGCAGCTTGGGTAATAGCGTCCTGGTAGGTACCTGCTAGAGTCCTAGGGTCTACTCCAAATTGTTTTTTAGCAATTTCACCAAACCCAAAGTCTGACATCAAGGTAGCGGCTTTTTTAGGGTCCATTAAATCCATAATACTTCCACCTTTGATGGTGTTTCCAATAGCGGCATTTAATAAAGCTGTATGGGTAGCGGCCCTACCTTGACGAGTCTCCCCCAAATTCTGAGAGGCTCCGGCCATAGCAAGGGCTCCGGCATTTCCCCCCTTACCCACTGCCTGTTTCCAAGTGTCTGCCGCTAGTCTGGATTGGTTATACTGAGATACCAGTTCCCCCACTTTTTCATTTTTATGATGCTGATCTGTAAAATCTCTTAGTTCTGTTGGACTCATTTTTGTAATGTCCACCCCAAACAAATTGCTAATCTCATTTGCAGCTTCTTTTGCTCTGTCCTCTGCACCAG